TCCAAGTCGGTATCCGGCGGGGAACCGAAGGAAGTGCCGGAAACTGGTCATGACTTGCCGCGATTGGAAACGACGGTGCCTGATGCTGTGGGAACGTATGGGCCGGCTGTGGCTGAGTGGGCTTCTTCGCATCTGGGTATTGATCTGATGCCCTGGCAGCGTCACGTTCTAGATCAGCAATTGTCTTATGACGCCAATGGTGATTGGTGTCATGCACTGTCGTTGGTGTCTGTGGCCCGTCAGAACGGCAAGACCGTTGCGCTGGCCGCGCTGATTGGTTGGCTGCTGACCGAATACCCGGTGATTGTGAAACGGCCGATCACGGTGGTCAGTACCGCGCACCGTCTGGACCTGGCAACGTCCCTGTTTCAAGACCTGGCCCCCATCCTTGAAGCCAAGTTCGGGGCGAAAGCCGTATGGGCGTACAGCCGTAACAGCCTGACATTGGGGCAGACAAAATGGGTGGTCAAGGCCGCCCGGCCGTCAGCAGGTCACGGTATGTCAGTCGATTTCCTGATTATCGATGAAGTGTGGGGCATCGATTCCGACACCCTGGACATCGGCCTGCTACCAACCCAACGCGCCCGCCCTAACCCACTGTGCAGTATGTGGTCCACAGCCGGCACCGAAGAATCTGTCGCGATGTTGCGCCACCGCGAAACCGCCATCCGCGCAATGGACACCGGCGAACCGTCCCCGATCTACCTGGCCGAATACAGCCCACCCCCAGAACTGGACCCGATGACCCCCGAAGCGTGGGCCTACGCCAATCCTGCACTGGGTCGCACCCTGACCGCCAAGGTGTTACAGCGCGAATCCACAGCCCCCAACCGCGCCGGGTTCCTACGATCATCCGTGAACGTATGGTGCCAGACCGACGCCGGCTGGCTGCTGCCAGGCCAGTTCGATAAATGCCGTACCGACCTGCCCCCGTTACCAGGTGGCGTGCTGGCCTGTGAAGTATCGATCGATGATGGCCGCTACGTCGCTGTCAGGGCCAACGCCAACGCCGAAGGCGTACCTACCTGCACCGTTGCGTTTATGGCTGACACCCGCGAACAGTTCTGGGACCAAGTACGCCGCCAACTAGCCGACAACCCCGGTGTGGCCCTGTACATCACCCCCACCCTGGACACCCACTGCCCCACCGATCTAACCCACCGGCGCACCATTTGGGGCTACCAAGAAATAACCCGATACACCGGCGCAGTAAAACAGATGATTATCGAACGCCGTTTGGCGCACACCGGCGAAACCATGCTGGCCGAACACTGTGGCCGCGCCGTCGCAGTCAAGACACCCGGCAGCATCGCCATCAGCAGCAACAAATCACCCGGCCCCGTCGAACTGGCACGCTGCCTAGTGATCGCTGCCGCGCTGGCCGCTAAACCCACATCGAACGTACGCCGCCCGGTGATTGCCACAAGTATGCCGCGCCGTGTGGCCTAGCATCACAGGCATGGGATTCTTCACACCTAAGCCAGTGCAGATGGTGAACCGCCCCGAAACGGCGGTAGCCGCAGCCGCGGCCGGTAACCCGATGGTTGGGGAATTCGTCAATTACACGAATAACGCAGCCGTCGTTGCCGCGCTGCAAGTGCCAACCATCAGCCGTGCGCGTGACCTGATCTGTGGCATGGTGTCGTCGCTGGAAATCAAACAGTATGGCCGCCAATGGAACGGCGACGAATACGAACGCATCGAACTGCCACCCGACACCTGGTTTCAGCAACCCGACCCGAACGTGACCCGTAATTTCATACTGGCCCAGACAACGCAGGACCTGATTATGTGGGGGCGTGCGTTCTGGATTGTCACCCAACGCAACGCCGCAGGATTCCCTAGCGCATTTACCTGGATTCCCACCGTCGATGTCACGACGATGGACCAGGTGTCACCGGCCGCGTCATATTGGGGACCGTCAAACCAGATCTATTTCCAGGGTGTGCAGTTGAACACGCGCGACGTTGTGCAGTTCTTGTCACCGATTCCCGCGCTGATCGTTACCGGGCAGCGTGCGATCACCACCGCGTTGCGTCTTGATCGTGCAGCCGAACGGTTCGCCACGATGGAAGTACCTGCCGGCTACTTGAAACAAACTGGCGGTGAACCCATGTCTGGGCAAGACCTGGCAGAACTAGCAGCAGCATGGTCGGAAGCACGACAGAACGGTGCCATCGGTGCGCTGAACGAATACGTTGATTGGAAAGAATCAAACATCGACCCGTCGAAAATGGAACTAGTAGCGGCACGCCAATATCAGGCTGTTGAACTGTCCCGCGTCGCCAATATCCCCGCGTACCTAGTGAACGCACCTGTCGGTTCAGGCATGACATACCAGAACGCCCAGCAAGCACGCCAAGATCTGTACCTGTTCGGCAGTAAACCGTACATCGAATGCATTGAACAAACCCTGTCGATGCCTAGCGTGACGCCACGCGGCCGCTACATCGAACTAGACGTTACTTCCTACCTGGAAGAAAACGGGCTGTCGGGCCAGCAGGACACTGCTGCCCCTGCTGGTTCCGGCAGTTCCATCACCCCATCGGAGGCCAACTAAATGCCGTACTACGTCACCGAAGAAGCCGAAGGCTGCGCCGGCTACGCCGTCGTCAAGGACGACGGGGAAGTGTTGGGCTGTCACCTGACCCAACAGGATGCAGTCGATCAGATGGTGGCAATCAGCCTGGAAGAAGGCATCGAACCCGGTGGGTTCCTGGAAGAAAAAGAAAACGACGAAATGACGATGACGGCCAGCAATTACAACGGCCCGACTATCGTGTGCGCCGGCACCGTCACCGTCATTGAAGCCAGCGACAGTGGGGCTGGCAGACGCGAAATCAGTGGGGTGGCGGTGCCATACAACACCCCGGCCACCGTGTCAGGCGGCCAGTCGGTGATCTTCAAGCCCGGCAGCCTCACCATCGAATCAGGCCGCAAGCCGAAACTGATGAAATATCACGACAGCACCCAGATCGTTGGCGTGGTTCAGGCATTGCAGGAAACCCCCAATGCGCTGCTGTTTACCGCCCGAATCAGTGCCAGCCGCGACGGAAACGACGCCCTGGAACTGGTCAAGGACGGTGCCATCGACAGCGTGTCCGTTGGGGTGGACCCGATCGACGCCGGATACGACGACGCCGGAAACCTGATCGTCGCCAAGGGCGTGCTACGCGAAATCAGTCTGGTAGCCGAACCCGCGTTCAAGGATGCACGCATTACCCGCGTTGCTGCCACTAAGATCACACACAACCAGGCAAAGGAGACTGCCGACATGGATATCACGAAGAACGAAACCGAAGCACCCGCACCCGCACCGACCGCACCCGTCTGGGCGCAGGCCAAGCGTGTGCCTACCAAGTTGCCGACCGTCGCTGAGTACATGACGGCGTACATTCGTGGTGGCGAAGCGGCCGAAGCCGCCAAGCGTGAAGTGCAGTTGTGGGTTGAACATCACGCGCCGATCAGCGCAGCCGCTGGCGATCAAACCGTTGCTGATTTCCCTGGCGTTGTGCCGGTTCCGATTCTTGGACCTACGTTCGACAACATCGCACCGCTTCGTCCGATCGTTACCGCGATCGGTGCGCGTGCAATGCCGGGCGCAGGTAAGACGTTCATTCGTCCGAAGATCGTGACGCACACAAGCGTTGCACAGCAGAACACCGAACTTACTGGCTTGTCGTCCACGACCATGCTGGTCGATGACATCGTGGTGACGAAACTGACGTTCGGTGGCACCGTGTTGATTGCCGAACAGACGATCGACTGGACGGACCCGGCTGCGCTGGACATTTTGGTGCGCGACCTTGCCAACCAGTACGCCATCGCAACGTCCAACTATGCGTGCAGCGTGTTCGCCAACAACATCGGCGGCGGCCAATCGGTCGGCACGTGGGACGGAACATCGGAAGATTTCATTGCCAAGGTGTACGCCGGTGCAGTGAAAGTGCTTGCCGCTGGTCGTGTCATGCCGACGCACCTGCTGATGGGAACCCCCGGATTCGAAGCCATCGGCGCATTGGTCGATGATCAGAACCGGCCGCTGTTCCCGACGCTGAACCCGATGAACGCTTCGGGCCAGATGTCAGCCGCATCAACGATTGCCAACCCGGTGGGCCTGTCCCTGGTCGTAGACCCGGGCCTGGATTTCGCTGGCGACTTCATCAGCCTTGGCACCGCCGCAGGCCCCTACGCAGGTTTCGAAATCTATGAAACGATGAAAGGCCTCGTCAGCATCGAAAAGCCCGACGTGCTTGGTCGCCAGTTGTCGGTTCGCGGGTACTTCGCTGCCCTGTTTATCGACAACACGAAGTTCGCCTGGTTCGACTTCTAAGCACTAAGGAGGCCGCCTAGTGGCGACCTACACACTCACCAACACGCAGGTGGTGGATAACGTCGGCGTCATTCAGACGCTGACGCCCACCCCTGTGGAAGTTGGCGACAGCATCACCATCACCAGTGCAGGTGCATGGAACGGAACGTACACGGTGACCGCCGTACCCCAATACCTGTTTACAGGTGTGGACCAGTACGGCGATTACCTGTACGACACCGCGATGATCATCCCAAATCAGATTGCGTTCGCCCGCACAGCCACCAACCAGGCACGCACACCCACCGCCGGCACACTCACCTACACGGTGACAGTCACCTGGATAACCGTCGGCGACGTCGAAGATTGGCTGGGATTCACCGTCACCGGGCCATCAGCCGACTATGACCTGTTGGTGCTGGCAACCGCCGCATCGAATTATTGGTGCTGGAACAGACGCAGGGAAGCCGGGTACAGCGACAGTACAAGCACAGCCCCCAATAATTCAGCCAAATTGGCGGCCGTCATGTACGCCGGTTATTTGTACCGTATGCGCGGCAGCATCGACCAATACGCCAGTTTCGACCCGCTGGCCACCGGCGCACCCGTCGGCGGGTCTTTCGGTGACATTCTGCGCCTGCTGGGCTGCAACAGACCACAGGTGGCCTAGTGTCTGACACGCTAAACGAAGGATTCGACGCCCTAGTTACCCGTCTAGGGCAGATCACCAACCTGCCAGTGGTGTACAACAGCGACCCGCGCAACATCAACCCGCCTTGCATCCTGGTTGAAGCCCCATCATTCACCATGCACACCAACGTCATACCCGAAATGGACTTCACCATCAAGGTGCTAACCATCGGCCCCGGTGACCGTAAAGCACTGGCGAAACTGCTGGAACTGGCCGACAAGATCATGGCCGCCAAGATCGGGCTGCGATCAGGTCGCCCCACCGTGACCCAGATCGGTGGCGCGTCGTACGCTAGTTATGACCTAGAAATCGGCACCAAGGTGGCACCATGACCTACATCATCCAACGCCCGTTCGCTGGCCTACAACCAGGCGACACCCTCACCGACGCACACACCCGAAACATTCCCTACCTGCTGAACGCCGGCATCATCGTTGCCTCCGTCGATGACGCACCGAAACCCGAAAAAACTGCTAGAACTACTACCAAGAAACGGAAGGACTAATCATGGCCACAGTCACCTACCTCGCTAACCCCGTCGTCACCATCGGCGCAACGTCGCCCGGCACCGACATCACCGACCAGTGCAAATCGGCCGTGCTGACACAAGTGGTCGAAGCACTGGAAAGCACCGCGTTCGGTTCCAATGGCCGCCGCTACACCGCCGGATTGCAGAACCACACCTGCACCCTTACGTTCCTTATGTCGTACGCGACCAGCGAAACCTACGCACTGTTGCAGCCGCTTGTCGGAACGCAGTGTTACGTCAGCGTCAAGCCGGCCAGCGGTAATGAATCGGCAACGAACCCGAAGTTCGAACTGGCCGAAACATACCTGGAATCGCTGGACATCGTGAACGGCAGCATCGGTGAACTGTCCGAAGTGCAGATCACGTTGCAGGGCGGCGCACTCACGATCGATACCACCGCACCGTAACCAGTAAAGGCAGCAACATGAAACTGAAAATCAAGGTCACGGCAGGCAATACCACGCAGGTGGTGGAAACCAGCCTGGGGACAATCATTCAGTGGGAACGCAAATACAAGAAGCGGGCCGGCGATCTTGCTGCCGGGTTCGCTGTCGAAGATTTGGCATTCCTGGCGTGGGCCAGCATGAAGAAACAGGGCGGCCAGATCAGCGATTTCGACACCTGGGTGGAAGCCTTGGACGATTTGGAAGTGGTGGACAGTGAAGAATCGTTCCCTACGGACGGGGCAGTTACCGCCGCCAGTTAGCCGAATTGCTGCTGGCCACTGGTTACTGGCCCCCAATCGATGAGTTCGACACGCGGGATTTGGCTACCGTGTTGAAGGTGGCCGAAGAACAGAAGCGCACCCGATGATTGAAACGACCTTGAACGTCGTCGGCTTGAAGGAAGCACTGCGCGAACTAAACAGCCTTGACAAGAAGGCACGCCGCAAGGTCACCCAGGATTTCAAGAAGATCGTGAAACCTGTGGTCGATGAAGCCAAGGCGAAAACCCCTGTCGCACCCCCGATCAGTGGCTGGGGTCGCAAATGGACCGACAAGGGCCGCCAACTGTTGCCCTGGGACGGCACTATCGGCCAGTCATACATAAAAGCCCGACTGTCCACGAAACAGCCAAAGGAATACGGCGGTTATGTACGCAACCTGGCCACGTTCTATGTGTCGTGGTCCGGGGCCATCAATGCCATTTATGACATGGCAGGCCGCCGCAACCAGCCAGCCACCGAACAGGGCCGTTTCATGATCGCTGGACTGGAAGCCAAGAAAGGCAAATCCAGCCGCGTGCTGTGGCCTGCATACGAAATGAACCGTCAGGAAGTCGAAAAGCAGATGCAGTTGCTGATTGATGATCTGATGAAGCAGGTGAACCGTAACCTGGTGCTGGGATAATAGAACCATGTCTGTACTGCTACCAATCGTCACCCAGTTCAATGGCAAGGGTGTTGAACGTGCCGTCAAGGAATTTCAATCACTGGGTAGCAGCACCGAAAAAGCCGCGTTCCTGTTCAAGAAAGCACTGCTACCTGCCGCACTGGCCGGCACCGCCGCAATCATCGGGTTCACTAAGGGCATCATGCCGGCCGTACAGGCCGCGTCCGACCTAGAAGAATCGCTGTCGAAAAACCGTGTCGTATTCGGTGAAGCAGCCCGCGCCGTCGAAGATTTCGCTGGAAAAGCCGCACGCGCATTAGGCCAATCGAAAACCGAAGCACTAGCCGCCGCCAGCACGTTCGGCGTATTCGGTAAAGCCGCTGGCCTGGCAGGCGAAGACCTGTCCACGTTCAGTACCGATTTCGTAAAACTGGCGTCAGACCTGGCGTCATTCAATAACACCAACCCGGCTGACGCTGTACAAGCCCTAGGGGCCGCGCTGCGCGGCGAAGCCGAACCGATGCGCCGTTACGGCGTCCTGCTGAACGATGCGTCCTTGAAGCAGGCCGCAATGGAAATGGGTATTTACAAGGGCAACGGCGCACTGACCAGCCAGCAGAAAATCCTTGCCGCACAGAAACTGATCTTCGAACAGACCAGCGACGCACAAGGCGATTTCGAACGTACTAGCGACGGGCTGGCGAACCAGCAGCGCATTCTGGCTGCCCAGATCGAAGATGTAAAAGCCAAGTTAGGTGAAGTATTCCTACCGGTCGTAAAACGGGTAGTCACGTTCCTGAACGATCGCATGATTCCCGCCATTGACATGGCGATCGATGGGTTCGGTG